GAATTGTGTATAAATGCGACATACTATGCGTCATGAGAAAGTAATTATATAGGAGTATAGGCGATATGTAAAAGAATTGTGGATGCATGTGATCCAGCGCTGGCAGCGCGGCGTTGTTATCCACACCCCTCTCGTCGCCCTCGCGTGCGTGTGGCTCCGACGCGTCCCTCTGCGTGGCACATGGACTTTCATCCGACCCCTCCACGCGCGCGGTGGTGTCGAACATGCTACTGTATCGTCGTTGTCGTTTCGTTAGATTTGAATCCTTTCGCGCGTAATATTTTTGTGCATGGGACGCCACCTGTGTACTCGTTCTCGAGGGTACGTAGTGAGTGGATATGTCTTTCCATCGACCTTTTCCGAATGCGCTCAGACCCGTGAGGAACGCGGCGTGTTCGGCGTGTGTCCACGGCTGTGGAATCTTCTTCCGACGTTCGGGTGATCGTACCATGACGCGCGCGGATCTGGCGCGCCTCATGGACGTGGGTGGGTTGACGTGTGGTCAGTCATTTTGAAATTTCAAAAATAATTTAAACCAATCCAGTCTTTTTTCGTTCTTCCGGTGTTTTGATGGCGTACATTATGAGAAGGAATACGAACGTGGAGACGATCGCGTATTCGATGTCCTGTGTCGCACTTAACGCGATCGCGACGATTGAAATGTAACGGAACAAGGGGTTATCGAACATCACCTGAAGATTTTTCGGAATGGAGATCGCGTTCCCAGAGAAGAGACCCTGGTAGAGAATCACGAGCGTGAACACGATGGGACGAGCTCTGAGCGCGGACTCTAGCGGATCCGTGATCGGTGATAAGAAGTTCTTGATCATTTATATAGCACTCGAAATTAAATTCATGAGGGTCTCAGTTTTACGTCGGTGGGATTCGCTCTTCATGAGCCACGGTGACTCGATGAGTTCAAGGATGCGTTCATTATCGTCTCCGTGGTCACTTGGTGCTTCAAAGTTTCGAATGTAATCGGCGACGATGTACACGACGCCGTCCGCGAATTCTTCGTCCGCCATCTCCAGCCAGCTGTCCTTGTCCGTGCCCCACGTCCGCGGATTGTCCCTCGTTCGAACACCGTGTCCATATTTTTCACGTCCCAGTGCCAAACGCTTGCGAACGAATTCCATCTCACGTGATTACTCAAGCACTCTTTAATAATTTCAACATGATCAGACCTATCGCGGCGGTGAGAACGTGAATCGAGTCCACCGTGACGGGTCCGATTCGAAAAAGTCGATACGCCAAGGCGTGACACACGTTCTTTTCACCGCGGTTACCCTTGATATTCTTCAACGCGTCGGGACAGTGTCGGGCATTTCTGTTCGTGCTCTCTTGTCGCGTCATGACGTTGTCCTCGTCCGTCCAAAACGAATTCTCGCCGTCGACGAGTTTCCTCACGCCTGGAATGCGAGACGAATCCATGTCGAAGTGATCGGAATACTTATGCAATAACGCTTTTCGAGCGCCGTCTCGCGTGACGAAATACGCCGCGGCGGATCCGGACAGTCGACCGGGTGCACCGCCACCCTCTGGACAGAACCCATCGCAATGCAGGAAGAGAAAGTCCCAATCGAGATTGTTTCCTCTGATTTTGTCTTCGAGATGTCTTCGGTCGATGAAGAGCGGGTACGCGTCGTCTTCGAGAATGAGCGCGATCGGACTGATACCGTTCTCGAGAAAGTGTTCCAACGCCTTCAGGTGTGAATAACAACACCCAATGTTACTCTTCGGCATGATGACGCGCGCGTGAGGTTTGAAAAATCGTTCGAGTTCCGGTTTTCGAATCTCGTCGTACGCGTAGCCGTGCACTCGCGTGGGTTCGATTCCGGTCTGTCTGAGATACTCCCTCTGTGTGACGAAACGGTCGGGTTGTGCGTCCATGTTAATCGTATACGTGCTGAACATCTTACTGTTACAATAGGAAATTAGTCGTCGTCTTCCATGTCCACGAATTCTTCGTCGTTCGCCTGATCGTCTTCGTCTTCATTGTCTTCGACGTCCATGCCTTCAAAATCCTCGTCATCTTCCTCCTCGTCGTCGTGTTCATCTTCGACCACGTCTTCTTCGATGACGACGACGTCTTCTTCTTGTTTTTCCTTTTTCGCCTTTTTGGCTTTGGGTTTGGGTTTGGCTTTCGGTTTGAAAACCTTATCGAGGTCGAATTTCTCGCACACAGACTGAATTTGGTCATGTCGGTTGATGATTTTTTTCAAAAAAGCGTCGTCTGCTCCAAGTTTTTTAAACGCAATGACGAGCTCGTTGAGCGGTGGCTGCTCCGTCTTCGACCAGTACTTGGTGAAAAGATCGTGAAGCACGCTACCGACGACAATCGTCACGTACTCGGTCTCTTCGTCGACGATGAGTTGCACATCGAGTTGCACGGCGTCGTTGAACGTTCTCCATGCCAATTTTTCACATTCGACCGTTGGTGGTGGTGGCGACTTTCGCCGGTACACCTTTGGGTCGAAGCGCGCCGGGTCGAACGTCCACCCCTCGGCTCGAGCGTGTCGCTCGTACAGTGCGATGTAGTCTTCGAAGCGATAGATTGGCGCCGGCTCGTAGGTGTAGACACGACTCGGCGGTGGGTTGCATATCGCGTCGAGGTCGAGCGTCGGCATGTGAGAGTACTTATGTATTGCATGTATTTAGATCGCTGGAGACTAAAAAGTCTTTAAAGGCGGAATGAGACTCGATTTTTGGATGTGACATTTTTTCGACCCGTGTTCACGTGATTATCAACCATGCGTGAAAAATTAAGGTCCAACCACTCGAGAAGTGCGGCGGTTTTTTTGACCGAGTGATCGACGTTGCGTCCACAGTCAGCACCGTGTGACCACTTGTCGCACCAAATCGTCTTGTCTTCGGGCGACAGACCCTTCCACCCGATGAGCATGAATTCCTGGATGGCACTTTTGAAGATGAGTTTTTGCGTCGTCAAATCCAAACTCACGAACTCTTGAAAATTTTCAAACTCATTCATGAACCAATCGAGCACCACATACAACTCCGTGATCGAATAGAGGTTTTTCTCCTTGAGTTCTTTCTTGCCATCAGCGCTTCGCTTCTTGATGTCGATGTTGACGTATTCAAGCCGACGATCGAACGCGTGGAAAAGTGCGTTGAGAAACTTGATGATGTCGTTCTTTTTCTTCGTCTGCCATTCCGACGAAAGCATGAGCCGTTCACATTCCGGAAGCGCCTTCTCGAGAATGTCTTTGTTTGATTTCGCCGTCGTTCCTGGATTGAGAATGCGATTGACGAGTCTAAAGAGGGTGAAGAATTCCTTCTCGCGCTCGTTCACCGTCGACGCCACTCGCGTGAGCGGTGCGTGGAACATCGGTAATAATTCATACTTGAGGTACTTGACGAATGGGGACGTGAAGAGGCGAGAGTTGAGTTGTTCGCCATCACACATAGTCAGACCCTGGTTTCGGCGATTGAACAGGATTTGCCTGTGCTCCGCTGTCAGATCGTAGTAAAAGCACAAATTGATAGATATCTTGTGTCTCCAGTATGATATTTCCTTCTTAGTCATGTCCTTCAAATACCGCCCGTCCATCGCCGGCAACTCCGATCGGTCAAACATTTTGACCGTTTCGAGGCGGTGTCCTGCGTCGAGGAGTTCGTACGTGTCCGTCGCGGAGTCGACGTTGATGAGCCAGTTTTGATCCGCGGTGAGTTTGAATCGAAGAGACTCGATGTATTCTTGGCGCTGCAAAGTGCTCCACCCCTTCGTCGGGTCGCGCTGCGCGTCTGGAAGAATGAACAAGTTTTCTTGTTCTTCGTTGTCGACGTGTTCCGCCATGATAGTGGCGATCGTCTTCGAGCCATGGTCGATGCGCAGGTTTCTGAATTCCTTCACGGGGATGAAGGACGGCATGATCGTTTCGTTGTGCTTGGTCAAGCGGGTGGGTCAGTGCGCGGTGCGTTTGCGTCGCGAAGTGGTGCCCTCTCTTTGAAAATTTTGAATATTTTGAAAGACGGCGGTGATATTTTAGTCTGTCACTAGAACCCACCAACGAGCTCCTGGGCACGTGCATTTGGAAACTGGCGGGAAAAGTAGTCTGGGTCATCGTGTTTGGAGTGTCCTATTGTAGATGACTTTGACCTATCTATTGAAATATACTGACGCAAATCGCGGTAAAATACCCGAGCGCCGTCGGCGACCAAATCTTCGATTTTGTGATCGATGTGATTATCTTGTGGTACGTATTTTGAAACGTATTTCTCCATATTAGGAACGTGCATGAGGTAACATTTCATCGAACTGATCCATCGCAACTTTTCAAAGCCGGGTCGGTGCCCTTCTTGAGCCGGGAACCGCGAAAGGCAATGGAAGAACACCATCTCGAAATCATCACCGAGCGCGTCGATGGTGTTTTGAATCTCACCAAAAAAAGACGAGTCGTGAATCAACACGTTGTCCTCGAGCACCAATGCATATTTCACGCCTTCGCGACGGGCGCGGTCGAACACACTCAGGTGTCCTTGCATCGCCCCGATCGCACCGAGGTTGAAATACGTGATGTTCGGTCGACGCGCCGAGGGATTGTAGTGCATTTCCACGGCTTTCTTCATGTACGCGCCGTCGACTTGTCGTTCGAACAATCGCGCGTTCGTGATGTTCTTTGTGTCGACACCGTACACGACATCGATCGGGATCCCGTGTTGATTATATTTCTCAAAAAACCCTCGACGACGCTCCACCGAGTCGGGAATCGTTAAGAGGTAGGGTTGATACGCCAAACGCGTCCGGCGTCGCGCGAGTAGGATCAGCGCGACAATCAGGAGCGTCACACCAACCTGGAGCGCGATCATACTGTACCCTGAGAGGAAAAATCACACGCCTTTCCACCCAAGTCGTAATTTCCATTATTCGATCCGAGTTCGGCGCGGTTTTGGTTGATGAACGCCTTCGTCGTGACACACTTGAACGTGTCCGTGTCCCGGAGCCAGTCGGACAGAGTGTGGTCGTTTCTATGCTTCCAATACACCACGCCGTCCCGTTCCATGTATCGCGCGAGGAATTCCTTTTTGCACACCAGGGCGTGATTACAGAGAAGCTGTGCTTCTTTCGGCGCGCGCCACACGTGTTCGGTGAGCTGTGTGAACGGCGTGTTGCAGTTGGACCAGCAATACCCGAGAAACATGACCTGACCCTCGGTGGTCTTGAATTGTCGGACGGCTTCGAAGATTTGTGCGATGGACACCTGATACTTGATGTCGTCCTCGACGATCAGGATGGTCTCGAATCCGTTGTTGTATGCGTCGTAGTAACACATGAAGAATGACAAGCACACGCACAACTTTGTCATCTGTTTGTACAGGTGTTTGTTGAGGGGGTTGAACGTCTGCGACATATTGCGGTAATCGTCCGGTGTCAGGTCGTCCGGCTTGATCGCATCCAGCAATTTGTACTTTTGCCCGAACGCCTTCAATTGTTCGGTCGCGTAGTCCACCCTCGAGGGCATGCAGATGCAATAAATCATGTCGAGCTCGTTCGAGCCGGTCTCGCCCACGGGCTTGAATTTGTGTTTGAATCGTCGGTAGATGCCCTTGGGTGTGTACGCACCCGTGTCCGCCAGAGGCACCACCTTCGGTGCGCACGCGTTGCGTGACCCGTTCCACAGTTTCACGAGTTTCGTCGTGTAACTGATGTTGGTGCACACCTTTTGTGCATCCCAATTCTCGCGCACGGTGTCGTAGTAGGGATCTTCCTCGGCGCTGTGTATGATGAGGTCCGACGGTTTGTCTAATTTCATGCTGGCGACGTATGGGACGAGATAGTCACCGTTCTTGCCGATGATTCTTCTATACTTTTCATTCGTGCTCTTGTAGTCCGGGTCGGTGAACTCCGTGATGGTCTGGTCCATCCATGCCTTCAAGAACGGGTGACCCTTGGGCGACTTGATGAAGAAATTTTCGAGACACACCACGCCCTCCTTGCTGAAGCGATCGGCTCTGAAACAGAAGAATCCTTCGGGTAACCAGTCGAGAGGTCTGTTGCAGAACACGCTCGCGTCGATCCACACGCCACCGTACTTGTGCAAGAGATAGAACCGGATGAGATCGCTCTTATGCGCCTCCGTCGACGTCATGGACGAGAAGCTGTACAGCGTGGACCACGGGATGTATTTGTGTACGGTCAGTGCGTTGAGCACGCGAATGTCCTTGACCTTGCCGACGTTACGCCAATTTCGAATGCACCGTTGAACGATCTTCGGCTGCATGGGGGTGTGCCAGTACGTCCACACCGTGTCGGGCGTGACCGGTCGAGTGTCTGGAAGAAACGTGTACAAGATCAGCGCGATGATGATGGCGAGCACCAACGCGATGCCGCTCATGCCTACTATACGCGCACAAAAAAACTCGGTGCGTAAAATTCGCTAAAATCTTTTCAATGTTCAAGGTATGGCTCCCGTGGTGTAGCGGTAACACTATGGACTTTGAATCCATCACCCCTGGTTCGATCCCAGGCAGGAGCTTCACCCGACCTTAGCTCAGCTGGAAGAGCAATGGATTGTAGTCGTCTTCACAGTTCTCCATGGGTCGCCCGTTCGACTCGGGCAGGTCGGACCAGTCCTCTGTCATATAATGGTCATTATCCCCGGCTGTTAACCGGGTCATCTGAGTTCAATTCTCAGCGGAGGAGGTTCTTTTTAGATGTGGGTCGATGACCACATGTAAAAAGAATTAATTTCTACGCGTTCAGTATACAACTCCCATGGCGGCGTCTATCGGACGAACCGTCAGTCTCAATCTCGCGTCGATCATCCTGTTCGCGGCATTGTACTTTTTGCTCGCACGCACGGGTGGTGCCGATTTCACCGGTCTGAGCGCGACGTCCACGCCGTTGGATGCTTTGTATTTCTCCACGACCATCCAGAGCTCCGTCGGGTTCGGTGACATCCACCCGACGAGCGGTCGCGCGAAGCTTCTCGTCATGCTTCAACAGTTCGTGTTGATCGCCGGTGTCGTTGACTTGATGTCGTCCGGTGGTGTCACGAGCGCGATCAAGAGCAACTTCAACAAGACCACGACGTCCATGGCGTCACCCACGACCATCAGTAGTACGATCTCGAACGTTCCGATGGCGACTACGGTTTAAGTTTATTCGCAATGTCAGTGGACAGTTTCAACAGCGATTTGCTTTTATTCGCGTTGTTCACGAGGGACACTTGAAGTCGTGCAGCCACGAATTCAAGTGATCTCTTCACCTCTTTCAGATCTCGAACATCTCGAAGGAGTCGAGTGCGATAGGCGGTCATGCCTTTGATCGGCGTTTGACGCTTCGAGATGTATTTAGTCCTCATCACATCGCATATCTCAGCCGTCGTGTATCGCCTCCACAGGTCACTTCCTTTCTTGAAATCGGTCGCACTGGACTTTTTGAATGGTGCGATGTCCATGTCCTTCGCCATCTTCATCAACGCTAATTTCGGTACGTATTTACACTGTCGCTGCGTCGTGTATCGACCTCGCACTCTCGTCAAAGCCGGGTTATCGATCATCGAACCGTTGTCATACGCGTCTGCTATGTACCCAGGCGTGAGTTTACCCTTGGAGCCGTACTTGTTGTATTTGCGACGAAGGCGTGGGTGGTAGTTGGTTTTGTTCCCGGGTGCGACGTGTCGCACGCGCACCTTGCGATTGTTTCTTCGCACGAGATCTTCCTCGTCGAGTATCAGACTATTCTGGCGCATGTACCTGTTGTTGATCGGTTCAAAATTCGGGTCCAGACTACCGACGAGCTGTCGCGATGCCATCGTATATTATTATCACCACATAAAAATATATGATCCCCCTGCTTTTCGTGTTGTGGTTCATCAGACACGGACATCGATGCCCGTGTGGCGACGCCGCGACGACGGATTGTTACAGGACAGAGGCGTATGGGTTTCAGTACGGACACCTCTTCTTCTACATGTTACTCGGTGCGCTGTACCCGAAACAGTTTTGGTTTTGGATCTCGATCGGTGTCGCGTGGGAGATATTTGAGTATTGGTTGTCGAGTCGACCCGACGTGGTCCAGCGACTGGGTGGATGCCTGTCACCCAAGCAAGAAGACACGCCGTTGTGGTACAGAAAAGTGTACGCGGGCGAACCCAAGCACGAGAACGTCATCGATCGGGCGTTGGGCATACGAAACAGTCAGGTGCACACGTGGCATTACAGCGTGGGTGAAAATGTAACGAACGTCGTGGGATTCCTCGTGGGTGCGTACCTCCGACGCGTTTTTTTGAAACGACTCCTCGCGCCCGTTTCTTAGCCTTTTTTCCCATGACATGTACATATGGAGGTGATCACTACAATCTTGGAAGAGAAAGGATTTGTCGTCAGTGCGTTTCGAGACGTGTATCTTTCCGTGAAGTGGTCAGACCCCGTGGTGAACATGCAGAAGTGTCACGAGTACGTACACGGGCGACCGTCTGAAGACACGGAAGAGTTGATGGCGATATTGGAAGAGCACGGGTGGCGTGTCGCGCTCGAATATTTCGTTCCGATCGAGTGGGGTTTCGTCATTACAACACGTGATTCCTAAAGTAATGGTCGAGTTCGCACCGAATGACGTGTTCGCTCTGTTTGTTCTCGTGGGCGTAGAATGGTCCCCAGATTTCTATTTTTTTACGAACGTCGTCGTACCACAGGTACGAGAGTTCAAGAAACCTCGTCAGCCAATACATACGGTGACCCTTTTTACCGATGAAATCGTACATCATCTCCGGGTCGTAGTCTGAGACATCCATCTCCGAGTAATGTGTATTGAGTGGCGGACTGTAGGGTGCCATTACACTAAGATTTCATATTTTCTTTAACCGCGTGCCGCGCGAGACATGACGACGAATCCCGTGTCCAACGCACACGCGAACACACCCAAAGTGGTCGTGTACTCGTTTGGCAGCGCGCGGAGTTTCCTCGCGTTTTCGTCGTACGAATCCACGAAATCTTCGTCGACGAATTCTATGTGATCATCGGATCGACACGTGGGGCAGTTGCGCGACCAGCGTTTCAGGCATCGAACACATAATTCATGTCCACATCTGAGAGTTGTGACTCCGACGTATTCGTAGCACACTGGACACGATAGTACACGATATAGTTCCACAGCACGAACAGTCCCAGTGCGAGTCGAGAGATCCTTCGATGTAGTCTCCGAACCTGAGTCGCTTCGCATTCCATTATTATGTCGTCTTATTTTAAATGGACGCGCTCAAGGAATGGGGAATGTACTATCTGGACATGTATCGACCAGTACACGAGAACGATGCCGTGATGTTCGACATCGACGACACGTTGATTCGAGCGAGCGACGGACTGGTCATCTTACCGATGCTCGACGTGTTGCTTTACGCGAAATCGCACGGGTACAGGGTCATCATAATAACGGCGCGTCCTAGATTACAAGAAGTCATAGACTACACGGTCGAGCAGTTGGGTGAGTTTGGGATCCCATACGACGACCTTGGATTTTGTAACCCAGAGGACAAGGGTCGACTCAAGATGAAACTTGGGTATAATTTCATCCTGTCCGTCGGCGACATGCCAACCGATCTCACACACACTCGACACGCACTACACACGGTGACCTACGAACATTTCTAGCATTTGAAATTCTTACCACACGTCATGCACGACACGAACGTGGTCATGGGTTCATCCGCCGACCGCGTCTGCGCCTGCTGGTACGTCGTCTTATTTGACCCACACCGACACTTGAAGAACCCTGTCTGATTTCGTTGTTCGTTTGCGAACCATTCCTTGCGAAGCTCCTTGTGCATGCGATCCTCGAGCGCCGCGGCGTAGGGTCCATCGGGTAGCGCTTCCCAAGGTTTGAGATTGATCACGTCCGACGACTTGATCACCTTGTTTTGAATCTTCGCTTTCAGTCCATCGTTCTTCAACAGCGTGTTTTTGACAGACAGAAATTTGCATTTGTACAGTGTCCTAAAGTATTCATTCTCGAACGACGCGGCATCTTCGGCGACTCGTTCGACGGCGTGGTTGAGGATGTTCTTTTCGAGATTGACGATGGTGACGTCTTCCTCGGAAAGATTGAGAATCTCTGCGAATTGTTTCACGACGTACGCGCGCGTGGCGTGCATGGTGCTCTCACTCTGTTCACTAACGGTGCTCATCTTTAAGCGATGGGCAATCCTTCGAATCCCGTGCGACCGCGCTTGCAGTCTTCGAGGTTCTCGGGCGAGCACTTGTCGAAGAATCCGGAGACACGGCGGGCGACGTTGAAATCGATGCGATCGGTTTTCCAATCGTCGCGCACGCTGTATCGTTCGCCGCGCCTGAACCAGAAGAAGGCGAGAATGAGGACGACGCTGATGACGAGCCAGCGATTCATGTATATCATGTATTTCATATATTTATTTTTTACGTCGGTATCCATGCGTCGCCGTTGAGGACCGCGGTCGTGTATTTCATAGCGACTTGAAAGTGAATGTATGGCATAGCCGGAATCTCGACCGCAACCTTCAGTGGGTTCATCTCCATGACACGCACGATGTCGACGTCCACCTTGTCCCCTGACGTCGCCTTCGCCATGGAGTTCGTGAAATGTTTCAACCACTCCACGTGTTCTTTGTTTTTGCAGTCGAACTTCTTGACCAGTTCAGTCATGTTTTATTTCACTCGATCGTTTTCTATAAGTAAACGCGCGCTGGGATCTGTCTCCGTGGTCCATCGAGGTCGCCAGTACTCACGAATGAGCGAATCGTTCATCGAACCAAACTCTGACCAAAACTGTTCCCTGTAAAACGCCTCTTCCTTCGTCCTCGGTTCGTTGTGTCCGCGACACATGAGACGAATGTTGTCCATCATCGTGTCCGAAATAAGATCGCCCAAATCTCGAAGTCGCCGAACCCAATCCGCGCCCACGGCGTCGGAAAACGCGTCTTTCTTTCGGTAGAGCACGAGATCCGGAAGGTAACCGTGAAATGCGCGACGAATCACGTCCTTTTCGAGTGTCGTCATTTTCAGCTTTTGTGGCATAATCATGCACGCCTCGATGAAATTCTTGTCCAAGAACGGCACGACCAAATCCAACCCCCATCGACCGGCGCACCTGTCCGCGCGGAGTCCGTCGAACTGGTGAATGAGGCGCAGGCGTCGCATGTTCTCCATCGCGAAATCGTTCACGTCCGGGGCGTATTTGAAATAGTAATATCCACCCAAAATTTCATCGCTACCCTCACCACTAAATATGTATCTGACGTCCGTGTTTTCGCTTATGTACTTACACAGCAGGTAGTTTGGTACGCTCGCGCGAATCGTGGTCGTGTCCCAGCTCTCGGTCGTTCGAATCACGTCGGGTATCGCGGCGACCCCTTCTTCGAGCGTGAAATGTATCTCGGTGTGGTTACTTCCTATGTAATCCGCGACGACGCGAGCGGCTTCGAGATCCGGGCTTCCTAGGAGACCTATGGAGAAGGTTCGTATCGGTCTGTGTGACATTTTCTGTGCGATCGCGCACACCAGACTGCTGTCCAACCCCCCTGACAGAAGGAATCCTTTGGGGCGGTCGCTCATGCTCAGCCGAATCTTCACCGCGTCCTCGAGCGTCTTTTGTAGTTCAACCCCACAGGATCTCAACGCTCGGTCGGATCCGTTGATCCTCCAGTGTGTGGTGTAGTAACACACGAAATCATCGATCGTTGAATCGTAAAAGTGACCGGGTGGGAACACGCAAATGGGCGTCGCCAGGAACCGAAGCGCCTTTGCTTCCGAGGCGAACGCGATGGAGTCGTCGGCGTACCGGGTGTAGAACAGCGGACGGACGCCCACTGGATCTCTCCCCGCGATGACGTGCGACCCGTCGGTGTACACGAATGCGAAATCTCCACGAATCATCTCCAACGCATTCTTCGCCCCGAGCAGACGGATCACGTGCATCACGGGTTCGCAATCGCTCGAACTCATCTCCTCACCCACCTGAAGATCTTTGTAGTTGTAAATCTCACCATTACACGCAAACATGACGGTGTTCTTGTATTCGAACGGTTGCATACCCAACGCGCTTAAATCGTTGATCGCGAGACGGTAATAATCGATCCTACACTTTCCTAACGTCACGGACTTGAAATCGTCCGGACCTCGGTGTGTTAGGAGTCCTTGAGGGACATGTCGCTCTTCCCCGAATAAAGAAACGATGCCACACATGAATGTCATGCTCATTTTATTTTTAATCGCATCTCGAGGTGTTGTCGAAGAAGTTCCGTGTCTTCGGTGCCGTCTATGTTCTGTCCACGAACCGACACCGATTCGAACATGCTCGTGGGGGAATAGACGAACGTGTGTACGTAAAAGAATGACATGCCCGACTTCAATGCGATTGAGTCGAGATCGGACTCGTACAAGTCGACAATGTTCATGTGACGTCGGATGATTTCCTCGGACATTGGTTTTTTTGACTTATTGCTTCGAATGAAAATGTTCTTCTTCGTGAGGTCGAGTGCTGGAAACGAGCCGTGTGCGCGTCGAAACCGTGCGAGGTACGTGGCGTATTTCTCCGCGACCTCCTTGTCCCTGAACGTCAACATCCTCGGCTTGTCATCAGGATCGGTCATCGTGACGAAACCCTTCGTGACCTTGAATTGTATCGCATGGAAGGTGTGCATACCTTTCTATAGTTTTAATATGTGATTTTCTTTTAATGTCACATTTCCCTCAAACGTCCGGTCAGTGTAAATATCTCCTAGCCCTTCAATCTTCGAAACCCATCGTCATCGGCGTCGGTCCAGCCGGGTGTGGTAAGACCATGCTCGCGTGTCGCGAGGCGCTGTCATTCGTCGGCGGTGCAAATCGAGGACGCATCGTCGTCACGCGCCCGATCGTTCCAGCGGACGATCGCGATTTGGGATATTTACCAGGGGACCTAGAACAGAAGATGCTTCCGTTCACCATGCCCATGTACGACGTCTTCGAGAGCACGTACTCGCGAACGGCGATCGAGCGCTTCCTCGCGGTTGAACCACTCGGATTCATGCGCGGACGCACCTTCACGAACACGTGGCTCATCGCGGACGAGATGCAAAACGCGACGAAGGAGCAGATGAAGATGTTACTGACACGCGTCGGACACGGCACGAAACTCATCATCACGGGCGACCCGGACCAGAGCGACCTCGGTCCGGACAACGGCTTGAGCGACCTCCTCTACCGCGTCGAGGGGTTCGATCTGACGCACATTGACGTCGTGCGCATGGACAGCGGTGACATCTTGCGTCACCCGAGTGTTCAGGAGGTGATTAAAATTTATGAAGTATAGGTAAGAATGTCGGGTGTCGTCATCACCCTTCTGTGCCTCGCGAGTTTCGTCGTGAGCGTTTCCGCGCCGTTGGGGTACTTACCCGGCACGGACCTCTATTACATTCGAGCGTACAAGGCGGATGAGTACGTCAAGAAGGTGAGATATCTCGCCAATGAAATTAACAAAGGTCGAATCGTGACCGACGTCGGGTTTGAAAATTTCAGGGAGTTGTTCCAAAACATTGAAAAGGTGATCGACACGGACACGGAGACCGTCGCGCGTAAAGTCACCGACTTGGGACGCAAAGTGACCGTCGCCAAGGTGTTGTTCGATTACACCGAGCGCGTGCGAGACGATCGAGATTTGATCATCAGACACTACTCGGTCAAGTGATGCGTAGATTGAATTTCTTCTCCACGAACGTGATCGCTTTGCTCAGGCTAGGCTGACTCCACAGGAGCCATCGAGACCAGAACCCTGGCGTCTTGATGCCTCGTGTGCCCCAGGACTCGCTCGTGCTCCTGTCGACACGCAGCATACCAAAGTGCACCTTGGACGCGTCGGTCTCCTGCTCGAGTGCACGGGAAATCACACCCCCGTGACGACGGACGTAATTGCGCATGCGTCGACTGTTTTTGTGTGTGGTGTAGTCATCGTATCCACGAGCACCGAAGTCGACCGTGGTGCCGTCGTGGAGCGTGACGCGCCATTTCTTTGTAGATATTGGACTCGGGTTCAAGCGAACCGCGCGCATCATGGTATTGAATAAGATGTTTTTTACTTGCGGCAACCCGGGCAGTAGCCCGACGATTTTTGACGTCGTTCATTCAAGAGGAGACCGGCGGCGATCACCGCGGCAGCCATGAGACCGTTGCGTCCAAGATTGGCGCGTTGGAAGTATGCAACGGCGATGATTGCGATCGCGATCATCTGCGTCTGTGAGAGCGG